CTGTCCAAAATTTGATTGGCATGTAGTCTGTCCATCATTTACCCCGTAATGCATTAAGTTTTTGGCGTATGTCATCAGGCATCGGCACAGCAGCCTTCCTGCTCTCTTCGATCTGCTTGAGTACGTCTACGGGTTTTTTTATTTCAGGTATCTCTGCGCCGTCCCATCGTCTTTGGTTGAGGTAAACAGCAGGGGCAGGAATGAAAGCCCCATCTGCTTTGCGCCAGTCATCAGTCGTCTTCATCCACTCTATATGCTTGATAATCTGATCAACACATGAATCGCAATAATAGCGGTTCCACCGTTTCTCACAATCAGACTTGCCGCCCTTCCTAACGCTCTTAGGCCAAGCATCCCAAAATCTATTAAAGCCTTCGGTTCCCATTTTTTCTCCTTTGCTTTTCTCTTGACATAGTTCTACCAAGGGTGGATACAGAGGTATCCGACCCGCTCCAAGCTAAATGTATGAAACAAAAAGCCCCAAGTGCGTATGACGAGTTTGTTCACTTTATCCACAAGCCTTGTTACCACCGTGTACTTGTGATTTACCAGTCGCCAAACCAACGCCGGTCGCCTTTTGCACGGGGGTGATCCGTGTGCGGTGTTTCTTGGGTTCAGTCCATGCAGACCATTTGCTATCCCGCCCTGAGGGATGCCGTCACAATAAAAAAAGCCACTTACAACTGCGTTCGGGTTGCACCCCCTGAGAATCCTCAGAGGCCAAAACGCATGTGTAAGCGGCTTTCCTAGGTTGTGTGCAACGACAACGGAACAGATCATATCAAAGATTTCCAATACCCGTCAAACAAACCACTCGGGATGGATTTCTTTAAGCTGAAACAAGCGCAAAGGTGGAATTTTGCCTCTCTTTTTCCACTTGAATACAGCAGGGTAAGTAAGGTTAAGTTCTTTCGCTATTTTGTAAAGCGTAGTCTTGGTTTGCAGCTCTTCAATGGTCATCGATATTCTCCTTTTTGATGTCGATAGGGAAATGATAGCACAGGCATATAATACCTGAGTTATGTATAGGGTTATGTTCACTAACTGTTTGACATTTACTTCGGTATAAACGACACTTCGATTGTCATTTTTGGCGTAACACAAAGGAGAGAGTGATGACATTTACAGCGACAGCAGAGTTTTATGGGGCAAGAACCCCAATGACCATTGCCAGGTATGAAGCCGCAACCCAAGATGAGGCGGTTGTTGGCCTCATAGATGAGGTTAAAGAGTTCTTTAGAAATGATGAAACCGATTGGTATGAAGACGTAATGATTTGTGTAAAGGCATCAGACATGATTGTCCGTACACCATTTACATATTGGGTTCACAAATTTTCTTGGAGCTTTTAATGTTTAACTTCAACCTTTTTTCAGGCAAAACTTACTACGAATCGGAAACAATTAAAGTGTCCGATAACGGCAACATTTTTACAAAAATGGGTAATTCATGGTTTGGTAGCAATGGTGACATTGTCCAAAAAATGGGTGACAACTGGACTAACCTCAATACTGGCGTGTCCTCTAACTGGGGCGACCCTTGGGCAAAAAAATGAATACACACTACAACATGGCAACCGCTGAATACACACGAGAGATCATGTACGAAGGAATCCATTTACTTTTGAGGTTCCACAAAGACATGCTTGACGAGTACGTCTTGGATGCTGTCTTGACCCCCGATGGCACAAACATCACGGACTTGGTTCGTACAAATGCTCTGACTTATTTTGAAACTTTAATTGAATCGAATTGAAATGGGATATTTATTTGGCTTGGCCTGCCTAGCGGCATGGTTTACACACATCTTCACTTGCTTCTCACAGGCAATGTGGGGATTCTTAATCGCTGGCGCATTGTTTTTTCCAATTGGAATCCTGCATGGATTCTTTCTTTGGTTTTCTTAAGAGGCACACATGAAGATGAAAACATTTAAACAAGAGTTGATCGACTACCACATGAAGTCCGATCAAGAGTATTGTTGTTATTGCATGGAAAGCAAAGACGACAAATATCATTGTTGCCAAGAAAATCATTTCATGAAGTTCAGCGACTTTGATGAATATGCACAAACTTGTTTTATTGAATGGGAATTAGATGAATATGAAAAGTGGCGTAGCAAACAAGGAGAAACGGTATGAATGAGCAAAGCAAAGCAAATTTAGAGGTATATGTAAAGTTGGCGGTGGCACGAGCAAAGCTTCGGGCAAGACCGCTCAAGAAATCGGGCTTGAATAAGTTTGCAGGCTATCATTATTTTGAGTTGGGTGACTTTTTGCACCCCACCCTTGAAATTTTTGATGAGCTTGGCTTGGTTGGCGTGGTGTCGTTTACCAAAGATGAAGCTGAACTATGCATTGTTGACACTGAGAATGGCGGTCAAATCGTAATCACCAGTCCTTTTGGCTCCGCAGCATTGAAGGGTTGCCACGAGGTCCAAAACATTGGTGCGGTGGAGACTTATCAACGGAGGTACTTATGGGTAGCCGCCATGGAGCTGGTTGAGCATGATGCCTTGGATGCCACCACAGGACGCAAAGGAGATGCACCGATCATTACCCCTAAGGGTGGTATCGGAGATGATCTAGACAACGAAGTCAAAACCTATTTGATGGAGTTGGCAGAAAGCTGTCGCTCGTTGGTTGCAAATGGTCGCGCAAGGGAAGCCTATGACATGATCAAGAGCGAACAACTTGAGACAGATCAAGAGGTGTGGTTGTCCAGTCAAATGGATTCAGCCACAAGAAGCGCTATTAAAAAAGCGAAACCAGTCTAAGAGGAAATTATGGAAAAGAAAGCATTTGATCCTACTAACCGTGGGACATTAGCAAAGAACGAAAAGAAAATAGAGGCCACACATGCTGACTACAACGGTCAGTTAAACGTGGATGGAACAGACTACTGGATCAATGGGTGGATCAAGAAAGGCAACGAGGGCAAAACCTTCTTGTCTTTGTCGGTCAAACCCAAAGCGCCAGCAGCTCGTCAGAGTTCGGAGCCAACTCGCAAGAGTTCAGGCTTTGATGACATGAATGACGACATGCCCTTTTAAGTTTCAGGGGGGAAATTAAGTACCCCCGCCCCTTGGCTAAAAATTTGGAGAAAAAAATGACTTTGTTAGACAAAACACATTTTGGCGGTGAAGTAAAGAAATTCTTTGACTTGCCTATTTTTAACCGTGTACGCTGTACCGATCCTATCACCAGCTACCAGGCGGCTGATCAAATAAAAGATGTAGCGCCAAAACACCACCAAATCATCCTACAAGCGCTCCAAGAGCAAGGGGCTATGGGTAAGGATCAAATAGCTACAAAAACGGGTTTAAACCCCAATGCTGTAGCCCGTAGGCTACCTGAGTTACAGAAGATGAATCTAGTTACCACCACTGGCAAAACCGTCAAGTCCCTGAGTGGACGGGAGGAGCGTGAATGGAAATGTCTGTAATCTTGCTGCTTTTGTGGGCTGTAATCATAGGGGTTGCCTTGGGTACAGTTATTTTGGTTATACTAGCCATTTACATGATGTCGGAGGAATTATGAATTGCTTGGAATTTTTAGAATTGTATTGGTCAGACAGTTTGGAAACTGCATTGGAAATTTGGTATACCTTTACCGACTACGATCCGTCTGTTGGCGTGGGCATTGAGTTTGACTGGGAAGCTTTAGATGAAAACGGCGTAGACCGTGCTGACGATTTGTCAGCAGCAGAGGAAAACGAGCTTAGAAAGAAGATCAAACAAGCCATTCGTGAAGAACCACCTTTTGACCCTTATTAAGCTTGTAAGCCCTCAAGATATTTGGTCTTGCCTGCCACTTTAACGGCAGTCAATTCTTCTTTCTTGAGGTTTTTAGGATCATAAGAGACATGCACCCAGCCTGAACTTGGATCTCCCTGTACATAAAACTCTAAGATCAACTGGGTGTAGTCTAAGTTATACATAATCCATTGGGCGAGTTCAGCGTTTGGCACACCCTCAATTTCAATATCAACTGCTTGTCCTTTGACATGGTCTGAGGTCTTTGACCCTCCCGTGGCTACATTTGTAGCACTACTACGGAACCCTGAGTTCACGGTTACAGGCTTGCCATATGCAGCTCGGATAGGTTGCAATACTTTCTCGCACAACAATTTCAAGTTTTCAAGTGCCTCTGCGTTGGGTGTGTTATCAATACCCAACCGAGTTGCAGTATCGGATCTAGTAAGTTCTTTGTAAGTAAAGTTGGCTGAGAGGTTCATTTACTTTCCTTAAGTAGTCTTGGGATGGCTAGAAACTGTCATAAATCAGAGATAGGATTTTACTTGGCGATCATGCCATAACAAGGGGAAAATTATGTACAAGATTGAAATTAACATTGCAGAGTGGGATTTTGGTTCAGACACAGTGACTATTGAAACAGAAGATTTCGACAAGATCGCAATCATTCAAGAGTTCATTGAATTCCAACAATTGCACGGCTGGTGCGTTGATTATGACGTTACCGATGAATACGAATACAACCAGTGTGATGAAGACGAAAGCGCCGAAGACGAAGAAGGCGAAGAATACGAAATCGGAGAGAGCGTAGAAGACGAAGACGGCTTAGTTTGGGAACGTGTGGCATAATTTTTATGCAGTTGTCTTTAGGGGAGTCTTCGGGCTCCCCTTTTTTTATTCAATATCGTGATCCGCTTCGATATCTCTTGCTAACTGTCGCCAATCAAGACTGCGGCGATAAAGCGTATAGATACGCTCGTCAGTTAAGGGTGCAGATTGGCGGTTTAATCTATCATTTGCTTGCGCTAAAGCAAGCTGCGTTTCATGCAAAATGTTATGCAGTTCTTTGATCTCTGATCTTAGATAAGCAACAAGGTCATACGTCATAAACCTTACCCCTAAATTCAATTTGATTCTCACCCCACTTATGCACCAGTTCAGGCCACAGCAGCTTGCCCTCATAAAACGTGAGTACCGCAAACCCTGATCGCCAATTGGTTGGCGAGTCTTCTAGATAGTTCATAAACTGAGGGCCGCCAGGCTCTGCTAACGTGCCTGTATCCACGCCAAACCTGTTGCCGTTGTAGTCGGCATAAGGAGTTACCTTCAGGCTGTGCAAATGGCCCGTGACCATTGTTTTCCCGCTCGCCGAGGCGTTCGTGTGGGTGGCATGGACCCCCCCCTTCCATCGGTGCTTTACAACTACGTCATCGGTAGGCCAGCAAGACCAGCATGGAGTCCATGTAGGGAAATGGTCTTTTAACGTAAAACCTTTTACAAATTCAAATTGTGGAGCATTAGCAGCTAATCTGTTCTCAAAACGAGCATCATGATTTCCAAGAGTCCATATTAATGAAGTATTTTGTCTTACTTTTTTAGTTGTATCTTCAATTTCACCTAAAGCAATCTCGCAGGCCTTTAGCTCTTGAACTACGGATGGTGTCGAATCGAATCCGTGCCTGTCAAAACGTGACACGCTTGCGCCGTCAAATACATCTCCGTTAGCAATAACAGCCTTGGGTTGAAATTCTTTAATTGCCCAAAGAAGACCTTTAAACGCCGTGGTATGGATGCCAGGCCAAAAATGAGCATCACTAAAAACAATGACAACGCCATTTTCAATCCCTAATTCTTTGCGGGCCGAGTTATTGGGCTTGGCAACCATATTAATCACGTTTGATTTTTGAGGTAATGAAATGCCATACCGAGCTTCTAAATTGTTTTTGCGCCTCAGGATGTTACGCAAATCCATGCCAACGGCTTTTGCCATTGCAGAACCTGATTCATGCGTTTTCCATAGCTCAATAAACTCTTGATCGCTGTAAACAGGTTTTCCTGACATGACAACTCCAATAAAGTTGCCTTAAAATAAACGATATCAATGACAACTCAATGAATCTTAATGTAAATTCTTATTTATTGTTCAAACTTTGATAAACAGTGTTGTATAAATCTGCTTTTCTATTATTTTGTTCTAGTTTAATTTCCATATCTATGCAAATTACCTCAACTGTATTGCCCTGCTTGGTAATTTCAATTTTTTGTTGAGCGATTTCTTGTTCACACTTTTGCTTGTCTAAGGTGTAAATCTCTGACTGAAAGAACTTACATTCCATCGCTATGCAAATGTAAAGCAATGGAATATAGATAGTCATTTTATTTTCCTTAAGGCTTCATAGGACTCGATACAGGCGTTGAGCTTTCTAATGGCGGCATCTCCTTCGCTGGCGATGGCGATAAGGTCTTCAGAAGCCTGTCCAGTA